CGTGAGCTTGATTAATATCCTTAATATCGGGACTATTAATAGAAACCGAAAACCCTTTTGATTTATACGAATCCGATAAACCCTGACTCAAAATTAGTTTTTCGTTAGGTACATCACCTTCGATAAGTTCAATAGCCCTTTGTAAAGCGAGTTCTTTTGGTGGACCTGTGTCACTACTTTCTAAAACAACATCGAGAAGTTCTTTACATACTTCACGCATGTGAGGTGTATTATCTCTTCTTACCAATTGAAGTCCTTTGACGTCTATATAATCCATATTCATATTACCATCTTTACCCTTTGTCCAAAGTTTTGCAGCATACCGTTTCTTTGAATATAAGAAATATGGACAGTATACCTTCTCAAGTTCAAGGTTGTTCGGTGCCTTGAAAAGTTTGGTACACTCTTCCGCAGCACGTTCACCTATTTCCCAACTATACTCAATTGCTTCCTTTCCGGTACGGTTTCCTACATCAAATTCAACCATAACAGAATCCGTATCACCGTACCTTACCTTTGCGCCCGGAAAATTCTTTTCAACATATGCTTTTGTCTCGTCAATCATACTCCTACCTTTTAGAGTCACTGTCGAAGCAATTTGTACACAAGGTAACATACCTTTTGCCGCACCCGTAAATCCATATACAGAGTTCATCGACACTTTATACGCCAATTGTTTACCATTATACATTTCTTTTAGAGCGCCGGACGATTGTGCCATATCTTTTTTAGCTTGTTTACGAAACTGTTTTAATTCCAGAAGGATACTTGGTAAAAGACTAGGAACATCTTGTGCAAACTTATAAAACCCAAACGTTTCGTATGTTATACCCGGTATATTTTCGTATTTTGAATCCATAACCATAGATGAATAGCATAAATTATGTGCCATCATAATCGATGGATATAGACCTTCAAAATCCAGTGCTGTTATTGGTGTATAATAGGCACCTTTCTGTGCGTCTAGAACGGTCGCACCTTCATATCCATCCGCAGAATATTGTCCCCACGATATAGTTGGAACCATAAACCCCATTTCACGAGCTTTTTTTGTTAACAAACTAAACACTTTGATTTGTTGTCCTCTTTCTACTAAATAACAGAGGGGAACCCATGTCGCTTTAGCCATTTCCAGGAGATTAACAAGTATAGATAATTTTGATAACAAACGATGGGGTAAAAGTGTATCCTTGATACAATATTCCGCGACCTCACGTAACTTTACGGGGTCTTCTTCAACAAAACGCACAAACATTTCTTTCGGTGGCATATCAATTTTGTTATCACCGAGGTACAGTCTCGAAACATTATCGAGTTTATACGAATCAAGTTTATACCCTTGTTTAACTTCATGAAATAGATCGAAAATAAAGCGTCCAGGCATAGGTAAAATCTTGAGAACGTTGTCGCCGAGTGCACTCGATGACAACTTCTTATACACAAGTTCACATGAATGGTTTTTCATTTTACTCATTTCATAAAAGGTTTGATCACATTTTGTCATGACCGCACGTTTCATTATATATTCTAAATCAAAACCAAATATATTCCACCCGGTTATGATATCAACATCATTTTTCATGAGATACTCCTTAAAAGCCATAAGCATTTCACGTTCTGTTGCGTAACTCTTAATTATACATCCTTCCAGGTCAGAATCAGTTTTTTTATAACAAAAACATGTTTTATCGTATGGTATTTCTGAACCAAAATGTGCAAGTGATACAGCAATTTGAAAACATGCATCATCTTTTACATCTGCATCAGGAAACTTACCAGTTGAACTATTACACTCAATATCCACAGATGCCACTACAAAAGGTGCAGTCTCTGGAATATCAACCGGTTTGAGTGTTTTCCAGTCGTTACAAAACAAGTCTATATTAACACGTGCTAAATGTGAACGAACACATGCATCTCCAGAATCCATCCACCCGGTCGATTGAATATTGGTTCGGTGCATTAATCTCAAAACGGGATCGAGGTTTGATTCATAGACTTTATATTTTATAGATTCATCAGGTAATGTACGTTTTAATCTCCCATTTACCATACGTCGCGCCGCCAAATTCTTGAAATTTAATTGCATAAAAATAAATTTTTCATTATTTTGAAATCCCCAAACATCTTTAGATTGAACGATGTCATAACTTACTAAACATTCAGGACACACTTTATCAATCTTTGTATATAAATTGCGAATGTCTAATTGCGACGCTTTCTTAGGGAGTTTCACGAAGAAGTATGGTGTAAAACTAGTCGTAACACATACAGATTTACCTTCTTTTGTTTTACCAAAAATACTAATCAAATGTTCGTCCTCCGTGTCTTGTGTTTCCCAGGTGAGTACTTGGAACACGACCATTTTATCTTATTACGTCAACGCCTGATTTTTTTAATATAGTATAGTAGTAAATATGTCAGCTGCTTTGATTGATCTTGTCTCAGTCGGTGCCCAGGATGTCTATATCACGGGCGATCCTCAAGTCTCTTTTTTTAGACAAAATTATAAACGTCACACAAACTTCGCCATTAAACCCGAACGTATGGATTACGTCGGAACGTTTGGTGCGAGTAACGAAGTTGTTATTCCAATAAGGTCCAAGGGTGATCTCTTAAGTTATGTATGGATTGAAGCCACAAATATTAACCTTAAAAATGATAACGCCGCAAGTTTGTTCAGTTCAGCGACTGCACCAACCGAATTTTCTTTGTATGTCGGTGGCCAGGAAGTATGTAAAATGGATTCTCTCTTTGTTGCGGGTGTCCATAATGTTCTTTACAATGAATCCCAGGCTAAAGCAACGTGTGCAACAACCTCATATGACAATGGTGAAAATGCCAGTTCCGGAAGTTACGTCATTCCATTCTTTTTCAGTGAAGACTGGACCAAATCCCTCCCACTCGTCGGTCTTCAATACCACGAAGTTGAAATTAGAATCAAGTTACACTCCGCATTCTCTGCGGGTTCTACACCAAAGGTGTATGGATCTTATGTCTACCTTGACACAGAAGAACGTGATTTTTTCGCAAATAACGAACATGAACTCCTCATTACACAAACACAATTCCAGCCAATGTCTAAAACTGACACCAGTGTTGATTTAACATACTTTAACCATCCAGTTAAGGCTGTACACATTGCATGTGCCGAAGACCACAGTACAAAGTACTCGTTCACGGACGCATCTTTGTACATTAACGGTACCACTCTTTTCGAAAACATGACGTATGAGTATTACAATAAAGTTGTACCATCGAGACACTGTTCAATTCTTTCACCAAGTCTTGATAGCGAACCAGTAACAACATGGCCATTCTGTCTTACCATGAATAAATCGCAACCAACTGGATCTTTGAACTTTTCGAGAATTGATAACGCTAAAATTACGATAAATACCCCAGTATCTGGTGATACTCCAGCGGCTCTCAGAGCGTATGCGGTCAACTATAACATTCTCAGGATTAAGAATGGTATGGGTGGTATCGCATTTGGTAACTAAATTTTAATTTAATTCTTACCCGAAGATCCAAAACCTCGTTCACCACGTTTTGTCTCTTTTAATTCATCAACTTCCTCAATAAGTGGTGTTTCACACTTTTCCAAAATTAATTGTGCGATTCTATCGCCTTGTTTAATTTCAAATGATTCACTCCCGTGATTAAACAAGATAACCTTCAATTCACCAGTATAATCTGGATCAATAACACCAGCACCCGTTTGGATTCCATGTTTTACACTTAAACCCGATCTCGGTGCAATACGTCCATATACACCGTTAGGAATAGTTGCACAAATACCTGTACTTACAATACCACGTTCACATGCGTTAATCTTCATGTTTTCCATGCTATACAAATCGTACCCGACCGATCCAGGTGATGCACGCGTCGGTAAAGTTGCGTCGAGAGTTAATCGTTTAATTCTGAGTGTTTCCATGTTTTATTATCTTATGAGCGTTTTCTTTAAAACCATTTAAAATAGTGTAACGTATATTTAGAAATGAGTCTTAAAATTATTATGGGTAACATGTTTTCAGGAAAAACGTCCGAACTTATTCGACGTTTAAAAAGATACAAAGTTATAGGTAAACGTATTCTCGTTATAAACTCTAAAAAAGATACACGCGCATCTGAAGACGTTTTACGTACACATGACAATATTCGTTTTGATTGTATAAAAACGAATAATCTCGATGAAGTCGATTTTTCATGTGTTGATGTTATAGCAATGGATGAAGCTCAATTTTTCACGGGTCTTAAAAAATTTGTTGAAAAAGTTCTTGATTCGGGTAAAACTATTCTACTCGCAGGTCTTGATGGTGATTATAAACAGAGAAAGTTTGGTGAACTCATAGACTGTGTACCTCTCGCCGACAAAGTATTTAAAATATCGGCGATGTGTATGGAGTGTATGGATGGAACACACGGCCCTTTTACAAAACGTATAGTGCAAAATGATGAACTTGAACTTGTTGGAGACCATGATATGTATAAAGCAGTATGTCGAAAACACCTTTAGTTAAAAAAATATCGGGGTATTATAAATGTCTGAATACGCACCAGTACAAACACGTGATGTTAATACAGTTAAAAAACGATTTCTCGGTTTGACCGATATTCAAATTGGATTATTTAGTTTACCAACACTCATTTTTCTTTCATCTATTGTATTATTCGTTCTTAATAGAAAGGCGAGATTTAACCCAGTGATTATCGTTGGTTTGATTGTAGGTTTAATACATCTTTATCATCACTATACACTCGCTAAATTACAAAATAAACAATAAATGTATACTATAAATGTTTATGGTCGAAGAACCGTATGGTATATCACAATTTCAAGCATGGTTAATATCACTTACACTTGGAATTGTGTTATATAGACGCAAAAAACGCGGCGAAAATTACATACAATAACTTAAAATATATTAATATTTACATATACAAAAAGAAACCCGGCACTTAAACCCGATTAATAAATTTTCGCGCTATATAATAAATGCGTGTCCATTTAAAAAAGAGTCCAAGATTCGATAAAAAGTTCCGCGTCACGTTCGAAAACGAACGCGTAATTGATTTCGGCGCTAAAGGATACTCGGATTATACAATACATAAAAACCCTTTACGAATGCGTTCATATATAACACGTCACGGTGGTTTCATTCCTTATATGGTGCAGAAACAAACCGATCCTAAAATGGTTCATAAAAACATGCTCGATGTTACTCGAAGCGATAGAGAAAACTGGGGTAAAACAGGTATCTATACAGCTGGTTTTTGGTCGAGATGGCTTTTATGGAGCCACCCAGAACTCGAAGGTGCGAAAAAGATTATATCTAAGAAGTTTGATTTATCTTTTCTTTAAGACCGCGGCGTTTAAGATTTGCTTTTAAAGCAGTCATTAAATTTGCACGTGGATCTCTTTTAAGTGGTGCTGGTGGTGCTGGTGGTGCTGGTGGAACGCGTTTAGGTGGAACTGGTGGTGCTGGTGGAACGCGTGGTACCGATTGAGAAACTCTACGAACACGTGGAACATTTGGTTCAACCGTTCGTAAAAGTGTTTTACACGTTCGTATAAGTTTTTTCGAATTACGAACCTGAATTTCCAAAGCAGGTGGTCGTCGCCTTTGAATTTTCATCTTAAGTTCTTTTTCACTCAGAGGAACACGTTTACCCCTAATTTTTTTAGTCACACGGAGACCAAGACGTTTTGCTTCGTCTTTTAATAAATCGATCTTCATTTATATTACTCAATATTTTTCTTTGTTAAATATAAATGTCTAATTGTGCACCAGGTAATTTAGCTTCCACTTTATGTTGTTGCTTGTGTTGTTATTTCCTCGTCTACAAACAATCTATGGTCGCAATGTCATATCTTCCAGCGAAACCACCACATTTAATGTTATTGGTATTATGTGCGTGTTGTTCTATGTCATCACAAACACTAACAATGGGACAGTGTGCATATAATGCTGTAGTCCCAGAAAAGAAAGAAGAATAATTAAAAGAAATTATCAGTTCTATACATTTTCGCCTGAAATGAACCTGTTTGTCCTAAAACCGAAACAGTTTCATTTCCATAAAGTTCTCTACACCCAATGTCGTCCATACAATCGCGATTATCAATAGTTACTGGAAGTGGATATACTTGATCACCTGGTGTCGTCGTGTAATAATGGTACTGATCACGTCTACCCCTAACTTCTTTACCATATAAAGGTAAAGTTTCTTCGTCTGAACCTACAAGAACACCCATTTGTTGTACATACCCTGGTTTATATTCCTTGATTGGTGGGTTTCTAAATTCTTTTTCCACAGGTATTTGAACTGGAACTCCTACTGGAACTTCTACAGGTACTTGAACCTGTTTTTTAATAATAATTGGGTTACATACCTGATATACAATTATAGCAAAAAGAACAACTAACGCAACAACTAAAAGTTTTTGTTTCGTTTTTACTTTCATTTTATATATACCAATATTATTTAACAAGTCGTCTTTTAAGATCATAAAGTGGAGATAAGTCAACTCTGTTTAATCTATACTGAACAAGTAACCATAGGAAGAAAAAAACTGCCTTTAAAAAATTATTTGCCTCTGTATCGTCCATTTTGTATATGGGTCCCATTATACGACCAAAAAAGGTTTCATCTTTATCATTTCCTGTTACAGCCATTTCCATCTGAGTTAATGCACACGTGTCGTCATTGACGGACCAGTGAAAAAATATAAACGGGACGAGGAGTGAATAAAACTCGAGGTTTTGTTTGTTCTTCATAAATGGAACAACTAACATTGTTATGAAAAAAAGTAAATGAATGAAAAATATAATATTCATCTCTATTAGTATGAACGAAGAAAAGAAACTGCCAAAGATATGGCACCCTCAACAGGAGAAAATATTAAAGGCCTGGGGAGAAGCAGCAGCGTGTTATAGATATATGCATTACCAAGCATATTGTTCATACAAGAATTTGAGTATGAAATTTACTATACCACTCATAATTGTAAGTACCGTCACTGGTACTGCTAACTTTGCACAGGAAACATTTCCACCTTCCGTACAACCATTCGTACCATCGGCTATTGGTGGTTTAAATTTAATCACGGCCATTGCGACAACAATTATGCAATTTCTTAAAATTAACGAACTCATGGAAGGTCACCGCGTCGCATCCGTCCAATATGGTAAAGTTTCGCAACAATACGTCTCGAATTAACTTTACCCCTATCTGAAAGAACACAAAATGGTACAAATATGATTGAAAATATGCGGACAGAATATGATCGCCTGATAGAACAATCACCAAATGTTCCTAAAAAAACGTTAGAATCATTTGAACGTGAATTTCCCGATGATAATGCATTTTTCAAA